TTTTTCATCTTCGCCCATACAGTTTGAAGCATATAAACCTTCGAAAGTAGACTTTGAACAGCCATACTTTTCTTTGATTTTTTCATACATTTCGTGTTTGGAACAACCAGAAGCATGAAGTTTTATCATATCCTCAACACATGCTGATTCATCATAACCTTCTTCTTGTTCTGGAGCGTCATTAGGGTCTTCATCACCCATGTCCTCAGGTTTCTTGTTTTTAAAACCAAGGATTTCAGTAATGGATTGATATTCAACACTTTCAGATCTTTGAGCATTTCTTTCGGCTTCTTTAGCCTTTTGAATTGCCTCTTTAGCTTTTTCTAATCTTTCCTGAGCCTTTTTCAAGCGTTCTTTAGCTTTCATTTTCTTTTCTAGCTTATCTGCTTGTCTTTCAGCTCTATCTGCTTGACCAGAAGTTGTAAATCTGTCAATTGTTTGTCGTTTAATACCTCTACCAATTGCTTTTGCGGCACGACCTATAACTTCATCAATCTCTTCTTCTGTAAGATCTTCTAAATCATAATTGTCTAATGCTTCTGCAAGAGCGTTCAATTGCTCTTCAGACCAATCGTAGTCATCAGTAAGTTCTTCATCATCGACAACGATTGTATTACCTCTTTTAGGTAGAGTTTGAGAAACTTTCTTTTTGTAGGCTTGGTCGTATGCTTTTGCGTCGTCACCTTTGGCATTATCTGCCGGGCGTTTCTTTGGCGTAAGACCATCGATGTCACCTGTGAATTGATGATCTAAAGCAACAGGATGATCGATTTTCTCAATCTCATGTTGTCCTTTAAATCTCTTTTCTTCAGGTGCCTTAGGTTGGCCCACCTCGGAAAGAATGTCTTTAAATTGTTTCATATTGAGTCCCTATTTAATTCTATTTAACTATTTATTAAAAACCTTGATCTTCATCATCAAATGCACCAGCAGCTCTTTCTTGTTCAATTTCGTCTTCCATTTCTTTTGCCTGGACATCAGTCATCTGTAAGACATTTTTAACAATCCACTGGTGAGAGAAATATTTGCCTGTATAATCTGCTACATCTCTCAATGTTGTTAATCTTTCTCTTAAAATCTCAGCTTCTTTCAATTCTTCAAAATAGTTATCCTTTACAAAATCATATCGTATTTGATTTCTAATTTCGTTAAATTCTTCCGGTGTTAAAACTCCTTTTAATACCAATTGTTTTTCTAACATTATATTGAATAGCCAAGAAAACCTTGTTCTTACTCTACGAATAAACTTACCAAATTTAAGTTCATCACGAGTAATCTCAGACGCACGACCAAAAGTCGCTTGTGTTTCTGGTTCCAATCTTGTTAGAGGTACCTTCAACGCTTTATATAATTTACGTTGAAAATACTGAAGGTTCTCATCTGTACTCAAAGCCTGAGCAGCACCTCCAGCTAGTGTGTCAACCTCAGTTGACCTTTCACCACCTCTACGTGGGAACCAAAAGTCCTCTGTCATTGTCAACATTTTACGAGCATCTGTTATTTCACCTGTTGACGAATTATATTGTAACTTGTTTTTGTGTCTGGCCATCATATCGCGAAGATATTGTTCAGCCTTATTTTTTGGCAAGTTACCTACATCAATATAGAATATTCGCCTTTCCGGTGCTCGAGTCAATGTATAAATGACCGTAGCGTCTTCAAGCATGCGAAGTTGATTCAGAGCTTTAATTGATGGATGTAAATGAGATAACACTAAACTGTTATTCTCATTCATTAATCCTGAAGTAACTCTAGCAATAGAATCCTTCGCAATTTTAAAGCCTGTAGTTCCACCAGGAACCGGTGAACCAACACCACCAGTGCTTGTATTCTGGAATCCCGTATCTGAATACATAAAGTATTCATTTTTTACTCTTTTTGTCGGAACGCCAGAGTGTTTATCTTTTCCTTTCTTGTCAACCTCTCGTATTAATTTAATCTTTCGAGGATCAACATACCTTAATTCAATAATGCCTTTCTTGACATTTTCTTCATCAATGATGATATGATAATTTAATCTACCATCAACATAGAATTTTTGGAACATATCATAAGCATTATTTGTAAAGTCTAATAACGATAATATGTTCTCAAATTCATCAGTTATTTTAGTTTTTACCTTTTCGGGCAGTTGAGTTTCACCCAACGAAATTTCAACTACTGAGTCATTAGTATCAATACTAATTGCCTCATTTACGATGTCATCAATTGCCTGACTAATTTCAGGCTGCATCGCCATGTGTCTATATTTTGTAATTAACTCAGATTCGGTTTTTGCCGAACCTTCCATATCCAAAATAGTATTATAAAAACCACCTAGCGCATTACCTACTGTAATTGCACCATCATCATTTTGGGGCTCTGCAAATGAAACCGGAACGTTTTCGATTTCATCTTCGGCCCTCTTTATTTCAAAGCCAAAAATTTTCAAAATATCACCTTTTTAAATTATGTAGTTGGAATTCCAGTGCTGCCTTCAACTCTCCAGAAGTCGTATGCAAATGTCACACCGAATTCCTCTATAGCATCAACATTTGACCAGTCCATATCAATCTGGTCAAGAGTTATTGGATACATGCCTTCAAATACATATGATCTGATTGCATCACCATCTTTGCTATATTGTGTAATTACGGCATTGGATTTGTAATCCTGAGGTAATGATCGAACATTACTATCATGGGTATTGATAGCGTTCATCCATGCCTCCATGCCGTTTCTTACAATAAAATCCTCATCATTAATTACTGTAACTGTCCAGTCATCAAATGTTCTGTCACCAGCATATTTGATATTACGACCGAAATAAGGTACCTCAAAAGACCCTATGTTAGAAGCTGGAATACCAGCTGTTCTTACCATAAATGGGACTTTAAAATCTGCCTCAGGAGCTACAGGATTGAGTATTTGCACTTGGAAAAGGGAAGACCGAGCACCACCACCTACTAATTGTGATTTAAACTCGTTAATATTAAATGCCATTCTCGTTTCTCCTAATTATCTTTTAATTATTTATTCTATTAAATAGAACCCACGATTTCTTCAAATTCAATACCACTTCTTGTTGCAACAAATGTAAGTTCGATTACATTAATAGAACGAGCTGGTTTAATGAAGATATTGGCTCTAAATTTACCCTGATCCACCACAGCTGGTGTGTTTACTGTGCTATCAGAAATTACTCTGAAATCAACAATGCCTCTTCTTCCTTGAATGTCTCTCAAGAATGGTTCAACAATATTTTTGAACTGTGTTTGTGAGAATTCATCATTCAATTCAAATAGGAATGATTCAGCTGTATTAGCAATTACTTTTTCAACAGCAATGAATAGTCTTCTTACATTCAATGAACCAAATGCACTTGGTAAACCTAAACCAGTTTTATCACCGAATAGAACAATACCTTGTCCTACTTGACTCATTACTGGGTTTACCTCTGCACTGTAAAGTTGGTCTCTCTGTGCTTTATTTGGGTTGAAAGCAAGTTTAACTACATTTTTAATTACACCTTTACGGAAACCGGCAGGGGATTCATAAGGTTCAACACGAGAAGCAAGACCAGCCATATCACCATTTAATGGGACATATCTGTATACATCATTGTACTTGTCGTATCTATATTTGTAACCAGAATCCATAAACCAGTATGAACTGTTCTGAAGTGCGTTTCTATATGCAATTACGTTTGTAAGTTTAGCATTTGTTTTGTTTTCATCAACAACTGCTTCCTTAGATGGTGAAATAAATGCAACAGCATCTTTTCTGGAATCTGTGACATTAGAAATAATGTAATTTGCAAGATTACCAGCATTATCACCTTTACCTTGGAGAACAAATGAAACATCAATTTCGTTTGAATTTGCAAAAAGATCATACCCTTCAGCAAGAGCACCTAGACCAGTTGCACTTTCAGAAGTACCATCTGTACCATTTGCAAGACTTTCATACGCAATTGTTTTTGATTCAAAGTGTGCAGTATTTGCAACTGTAACAAAATTTGATCTTTGGTCAATAACATCTACGTAGTAGTTTGTTGTACCATCAGATAATTTTGCTCCGACAGTTGTAGAGACATCTGAGAAGAGCTCTATAATACCATTTGTTTCACCTGTAATTGAACCATCTGTATCAACGACTGCAATATGATAGTTATCAGTTTGAGGTGCTTTACCAAATACGCCTGAATGTTTCCATTTTCTTTCAAGTGAAAGTTTACTTAAATCTGTTTCAGTCAATAAGTAATTTGAAGCAAATGTGAGATCATACTCGTATGATGTAATCAATGCATTGTTTGATGTCTCGTCACCGGCGCTGTCTAATGATTTTTCAGTAACAGCTGTTAAAGAAAGTTCTTGATAACCGACAGAGTCGTTACCAATTCTAATTATATCACCTACGTTAATATCGGCAACTGTTAATCTTCCTGCAGGAACAACTTCGAATGAAGTAGAGTTACTATTGAAAGATATTGTTTGTGAAATTTGTGTGTTTCCAGTTATTCTTGAAGCAGTAATGTCAGAAACTTCAATCAGTACATCTGAGAAATCCTCAGATTTGACATACGCAACATCAATGGAATTACCTAATGCGCCTGGATACAATGCATCAAAACCACCGAAAGTGTGGAGTTGAGTGTTTGCATTTGAAGTATCAGAAGCAGAAGCTGTAACTGCGCCATTATCAACACGAGCTACATATAATGCATTTGCATACGAAAGGTAATCTGCTGCAACGAAAAATGTTTCATAGTTATCATTGGTTGGTTCACCAAAACGACTTACTAATTCATTCTCCGAAGAAACAAGGATTGCTTCGCCTACAGGACCCCATCTAAATACACCTGCAATAGCGGCAGGTGGTGTTGCGATGGCCGGTACCGCTGTTGATGCGTCCACTTCACGAATTATTACGGAAGGACTTACGGAAAAAGCCATATTATTTCTCCTTTAATATTATCTATTTAAAACCTATTTTAATAATCAGTTATCACCTTTATTTATAAAAAATAAAGTTTATACCTCAAATGAACGATTAGATACATCTACCCAACCGTGTTCATCTCCTATCGGTTCACCTGTATCAATAAATCCAAAGGGAAGTAATTCTTCATTTAGCTGTTCCTCGGTCTTTTCTCTTAATTGTGCCAAGGTGTTTATATCTGTCAGTTCTCTAAAAAATCTGTCATCAGTTAGCCATGCAAAGATGACTAGGTTCATGACAAGGTCGTCGTGAAAACCGGGTTCAGCTTCGTAAGAATATCCTTTCTTTGAAAAGCGTGATAACTCCTGTATTGTGTTATAATCTACTAAAATGAGTTGATTTTGTTCAACTAACATTTTAAGTATCGAACAACCTTTTTGTTTAACACTTTTTGTTGTTCTTATTCCATTATCTGTACCTCTTCCAAATCCACCTGATATTCTTTTGCCCTGTCTACCAGCGCGTTCGGTGTATAGAAGATTTTCATAGCCGTAGTCCATTAAGAGTACATCTGAAACTTGTTCGCCAATGTCGTTAGTTTCAACTAATATAGCACCCTCATTATACATGAGCCCTATTCTATATATAATAGAGGCAAAATCAACCGGACTAATATAGTTATCTCTATATGTACAAACCTGCTTATAGGGCATTTCGGTCACATCAAATACCGTAAATGTTGAGTAGTCAAGGCCTTTTCCTCTAGATACATCAACAGTCATCACATATGCATGACCTTCCACTGGAGCTTCATATTGGTAAATGTTTTCACTTTCTACCAGTGGTTTGGAATGTAGAAGCTGTTTCAATTTGGCACCACTAATCAGCGTACCAGAGCTTCCAATAAATTCACAGCAGTATTCTTGGTTAAACTTTTCTTCATCATGGTCAAGTGCCTCGATTGTTTCCTTACGCCATTTTTCATCACGGCCTGGAACATCATACCACATCACCTTTACATATTCATAACCATTAGTTTTTTCTTCAGCACCTTTACATGTTTTCCAAAAGTGGTTTAACCCATTAGGAGTAGAAGTCATTAATAGCTTTGTAGTTTCACCAGATGAAATTGTCGGATATACCGAAGCAAAAAACTCATCAAAGCCTTCAATAAATGCCACCTCGTCAAGATAGAGGAAACTGATAGATTTACCTCTAATTGCTGATGATGTGGTCGTACCAGCATATATTTTGCAACCATTCTCTAAGGTAATATTACCTTTATTCCATTCTTCTACACCTTGTTGCATCCATTTAGGCAAAGCTTCATAAGCAAGTTGAACTCTTGAAAGAACTTCTCTTGCAGCATCACCTTTATTAGCAAGAATAGCAACTGTTTTGTGTTCATTAAATAAAATATAATGTAAAATAACTCCAACAGCTGTTGTAGTTTTTCCACTCTGTCTTGCTGTCAATACAGCAACACGTCTATTGTTTGTAATCTTTTCTGTAATTTCTTTTTGATAATCATACATTTTAAGAGGCACAAGACCTTTATCAACATGTACGATTTTAATATAATTTTCTGCAAAGTATATTGGGTCCTTAGAACACTTTACAAATTCCTTTAAAAGCTCAGGCGTAAATTCAATTTCTTCGCCAGCCTTTTTAAGGTAGGTATTACCTAAGTAACCTTTATCCATCTTCTCCACTATCCTTAATCATTTTGAGTAGGTCTGCAGTGGATACAATAATGTTATTATTTGTGACTTGTGTAGAAGGTGATTGCTCTTCTTTTGCATATCTTTTCTTTGTTGACATTTCAACATAATCTTTGTTTGCGTCTAGTAGAGTTTTCATTAAAGTAGATACAACTTCAAATGCTCTTGGTGATTCTGATTGTTTTGCAATTTCAACCATTTCTTTAACTGCACTATCACCTAAACCAATAATGTTCTCAATATTGGCTTTTGCTAATTCAATGTCTTTTAAATTTTCTTGAGCAAGTTCGTCTGCTGGAACTAATTCACCAGCTTGTTTCTCTACTGGTAAATTTGTGACTTCGTCATTTGTTGAAAAAGCGTTTGCAGGCAAATCTGGTAATTTATCCGGATTGAGTTCGTCTAAAATTTCCTGTTTCTCTTCCTCTTCTAAAGTTGCCTCAAATTCTGCTCTCAAATCCTCTTTGGGTTCTTCTTTTGCATCTTCCAAAGGTCTCATATTTAAATGTTGTGCAATTTTATCATCACTCATAATTAGTACTCATATTTCTTTTCTTGGTCACAAACTCTTTGCCTCAAACCACTACTACTAAAACGATGGTCTCGCTTATTAAAGTAAAGGTCTATGTCTCGTTTACGGCATATGTCTTTACCAGTAAAATCTTTATCGCGATATTCCTCTCCTAATATTCGTACATGGATTGTGTACATTTCAAGAATATCTTCTAAATCTCTTTCAGTTGAATATGGGATAATTTCATCAACATAGCTTACTGCTTTAAGTTGAGTATATCTCTCAACCACAGTTTGGACAGGCGCATTTTTCTCTGGTCTGTCAGAACTTGGATCTTGTTGTAATCCACATATTAAATAATCACATTGGTCCTTAGCTTCTCTTAACATTTGAACATGTCCTGCATGTAATAGATCAAATGTGCTAGCCGTAAATCCTACTTTCATAATATAATCTCCATTTTTAAATGCTATGTTGTATTATAACATATTTTTATTATAATGTCAAACGCTCGGTGCTGTATTTGCAATTTCCGGGGCGTAATCCCAATTATCATCAAACTCTATTAAACTATAATCAATACTTAAAGCTCTATCCGTTGTAGGCTCATTATTTGCTGTCATTCCTGGTTGCACAGAATAAAACTCTTCAAATGTGGTATTTGCAAGAGTATTTGGTGCATAACGAATATCAACAAATTTAATAACTGCTTTATCTCGTTCTGGTCCAAAGAACCAACCTTTCATTGTGAAATTTAATGTGTAAAGAACACTTCTTCTTTCTTCAAAATCACCTTCATATAAATCTTCGAATGTTGTATCATTTAGGATTAAAGGTATGTCTATTGGTTCTAAACCATCAATTAATCTCACAGTGCTTGTAAACTCTGGATTAAAGAATGGTAAAATCTGTTCTAATATTTTTACTGCGTCTTCATTATATTTAGCCATAATATACAATGAAAAATCTAAATTGTATGGTGTGCCTGAATATACAAATCGTCTGCCACCACCTTCTTCATCAACTCCAGTTTTTCTTAATTTTCTTGTTGGAGCAACCTTTCTATCTGGATCGTATGACATATTGGTCATTTCAAACGACATTCTTGGCAGGTTAATTGCTACACCTTTTAAAAATTTAGGATCTTGTGTAACACGAGCTAAAATCTTTTGGAAAGGAGCATATGAAATGGGCACAATCATATCCTGGATAACAGTCCCATTGTTATCTGCTCTTTGAATCTTCATTTGATTAAAATATGTGCCAAATAAGGCAACATATTTTCTCAAAGTAGAATTATAAAAATAATTAGCAATTCCCATATATTACCTATGTGTCGTTAATATTAATATTTTCACTGAATGGATCTATTTCAGAGAAATCAATAATTGCATCGCCTTCTTGTTCAAATACTAAGTTACGAGCAATTGGGTCGACCTGAGCGACAGCATTGAGTGTGGCTGTATTTGATGTAAGTATTTCTCTATTAAATGCATCAAAATATGTGTCAATGTTATCACGCCCTGTTTGTAATCTTTGACCTGTGTATTCAGCCAATTCACAAGTCATATCAAATACTTGTAAAGCGCCTGATTGATAGAATAGGCTTTCATCTTCAACAAATTTAATCTCAAAAATATTTTCTGATAGAGGGAAGTAAATTAAATCGCCTTCTTTTGGACGAATAATTGAAGCTTCTTCTCTTGTGACAAATCGTTCGAATGTTCTATTTGCAACTGTAAGTGTCATTTGGTCTCGTATTTGTAGACCAAACTTGGATAGGAAATCACCTTCGCCTTCGAACCCATCTACATTCTTAACATAAGCTTCAAACTCAAATGTTTCGTTATATAATGGAAGGTCATCTTCATTAAATACTTTATCTAATGCTCCATCAATACGAGTAATGTAGATAATATCTACACCATACATTTTGATGCTTTCAATAACTAAATCATCAATAAGCTGTTGCTCATTGAAGTTTGAATAGTTATCGAAGAAAACATTAGTTGCCATAAATTACCCGATAAAGTTATGTGTTAAAGGTTGGAGACTTTGTATTGCTTCTTCTTCCATACGTTGTCGGTCTTCTCTCGCCTCTGCAAGAATATTTGCTCCATTAAATGTCACACCACCGACCAATTGCATACCATCAAATTTAGTTAAATTTAATCCCCATTGTTCTCTTATTAATGCTGAAGCATAATTCTGTAACCACCTATCAGTCCATACATCGTTATAAGATGAATCGTCAATAATATCATACGCCTCTACAATAATATAATTACCTACGGTTAGTGCACTTTTATCTGCGTCTATATAAAGTCTATTAACATGTTTATTGTAACGAATCATCGGTTTACCTACTAACATTTCTTGTAGGAATTCCAAATGTGACATTGCCATATAGTAATTTGAAACATTATAACCAGTAATATCTTCTAAATTATTAAGTACAAATTGATATTGTACATTGAAGATACCGCCTCCAGTTGAAATGCTTGACTCTAAATTAAAGATACCCGATATACCTAAAAGTCGTTCTGGTAACGCGATATACCCATTGTCAATGTCATCTTGAGTGACTTGATGTTTTAAATAGATGAGCTGACTTCCATTATAGTGATAATCGCGCCAAAAATCAATAGCTTCATCAATGCGATCTTCAACCTGCTCATCAGATACGTTAATCTGAATTACTGGGGCACCAATTTTTCTAAGTACCCATTCCTTAAATTCAGTTCTTGATGTTGGTTGTGCCATTTTTATTTCCTATTTTTACTTTATTGGGCCCGATTGTGTCGATGATGAATCGCAATCAGATCTAACTTCCATTGTAAATAATTTTGTATCGTCATAACCTGCTGCTCTGCCCCAAAATTCTACAGTAGATAACTTATATGAAGAATCAGAATCTCCTCCAGCAACTGCAAGTGTAAGACGTGATTCAAGTTCAATAAAATCATTTGTATTTACAGCTAACCAAGTATCATCTGTATATGAATTTAAATATGTCATTTCATTGGTTGTATAAAGAGGTTCATATCCTGGATAAATTTCTGTAGTCTGTTTCATTTTAAGATGAGTTAAATCAAAACCATTTAAATCATAAACTGTTTCAAATGTTGTACCTACAGAAAATGAATTAGGGGAGAGTATTCTCTGCACTCCTTCTATTGAAACAAGATCGCCGTTTCCTCCAGTTCCATTATCTTTTACTTGTATCACGACACCATTAGTAGCATCTTTTAAGAATTTCATTGAAATTCTAACAGTTGATATGCACGGCACACCGCCATCTCTTACTTGGCTTGAAATACCTTCTAAACCAATAGAAGGTGATTCATTCATAGTTACAGTTGCGCCGTCATCATTAATTGCTGTACCAGTCACACCTCCACTCCCCGGCGTTGTTTTAAGGCCGATAATGTTATTAAATGAATGTGGTATAGTCATATTTAATATTTATCCTATTCGCCCAGAGTTTCTATGGT